ATCCCCGTAATCCCCGCTATCCACAGCTACACAACTAAGAAAGTAGGCTGTAGCGTCGGAGCCCGACACACGCGGCGACGACCGCTACAGCCTACCTACTTTCGATACTTTGACTTGTTCATTTTCTGTGGAAATCGAGAAAACTTGCCTGTAAGCCTCTGATACCGTGAGACGATTAGTCCACGCATACGAGCGCAATAACGACATTTGGTGTGATGTTTTGGATACGGTGTCCGCGACGCCGAGGATGTCCTTAACCGCTGAATTTGAACCATCTGTCAACGTCCTTGCTACCTGTAAGCGCAGATAACGTCCGAGGGGCAGCACCCGTTGACCATGTCGCAATCCGCCGGGGACCTTCCTCCGATAACGTGCAAGTGATGAGGTCACAGGCGAAAGGGCAACCGCACCAATGCCAGGACGCAGCGACATTCGTGCGAATTCCGGTTCTCTTCCGTAAAGCCGAGGGTCCGCCCGATGGGTCATCTTTTTTACAGTGTACGAGGCAATATACATCGCCCGACGCGGATTTAATTCCGCGACTGTCACGTGCCCAAAAGGCCAAGCTCTCCTTACAGCGGAACACGTAGCGCAATGGCATAGATAACCAGCTCCTACTCTGTGTATGGGGCCGCCACCACATGTTGGTAGTCCAAACAACGCAAAATGATAATGAGGTCTCTCTGAGATATCGCCGTACTCACCCGCGCAGAAGAAACGAAGCGGTCCGGCGGTAGCTTTTCTAATTCTCTTAAGAAACAACTGGCAGTCTCTAACCGACAAGTCCTTAACATCCGCAGCATATGTAAGCGTAATGAAAGTTGACCGGCCGACGTGTCCATAAGCCTCAATCATAATACGGTGAGCCCAAGTCCGACGCCGAAGCGACCGACAAGAGCTACATTTTCCACAAGCGTATGCGCCTAGCCTAGAGAAGTACGGACTGCTGCAGGTCACATCCGATAGCCAATTCTCAACCGGCCGCCAAAATGCCGACGACGACCGAAGCCACGACGACGACGACGACCAAAACGACGACGTCCAAACCTACGCCGATGCCGAAACCTCATTGTCCACCTCCGATAAAGCGTTGCATGAAGGGTATGCCCAAAGATCGCTGGGCATTGGTATTCCAAGTTTGCCAGTCCGGGATGACCTGATAATTTTTCCACCAGTTCCAGAAATCCTTAGACCCTGCGATAGCGGCGGCAGAGACATCAGTATCAACCGCGTGTTCAGTAAGGCCCGGTGGGTTATATCGGCCTGAGTCAATGCCTTTGAGAACTTCTTGTTTAACCGCGTTGTCGATATTGGTTTGCTTAGTGACCGCAGCGGTATGGGCGAGATTTTCCTTTTTTTGCTGCTGATCCAACTCGAAACTTTGAAGGTTCGCGTGCGCGATATCCTGCCCGAACTGCTGAAGGCCGGAGCCGGGATTGGGATTAACTTGCACAGCCATATTAGGACCACGAGAGCCGAGAACAGCCAGAGGATTAAGTCCAGCGGCTTGAGCGTTCTGGACAAGACCGGGTAGATATCCACCTTGAGCACTCCATGTCTGCTCTTGCAGATTGGCAGCATTGATCGCCTGCGCGGAGGAAGTATTCATAAAACCTCCGATTAGCGATGAGACGCCTCCGATCATTGCAGAAAGTGGATCCATTAGCAGGGGTTCTCTTGCTTCCTCGTGTGCCAGCCTTTACCGGCTGATTTTTGTGCGAACATAACCTCGCGACGCACAATCTTAGCTTCTACGCAGGGGTCAATACCTGTGAGAGTTTCCTTTGCGTACTTATACGAGCGAACACGATTAGGCTGGGTCCACCATGTAGGATGGGCCTGCGAGAAAAGTGTATCGGGGTCGATATCAACGCCGCGCGGCCCGCGGCGGTTCTTACGCGAGCGCTTGGCAGATGTTTCTTTGGCGCTCTCAAACTGTTCGCGCGAGAGAGGGGCGACTTTCGCGCGCTCTCGCTGCAAAGTGTCCAAGTACGCTCGCTGTGTCCGAAAGCCGCCAATTCGCTCATCCTCATCTAGGTCTTGGTCGAATTGGTCGGCACGTGCCGCATCATTCTGACGCGCAATGGTCTCAAGACCTTTGCGGAGATTTGTCTGCAAATCTCTAAGAGCATCTAACTCAAATTGTTTTTGATCGATCATAGCGGGAGACAGCCCACGGCGCAGGCCAGTTTGCAGCTCATCCAGTTTAGCTACGTACGCGTCCTGCACCTCGGCTAGTCTACTGGTTTGTAGACGTTCCCTTAGTGATAATGGTCGGGTCTCTTCAAGCAGTGTTCTCGTGTTAGGCATTGCTTTTCGAGACCCTTTTTGGTGTCACCTAGACGTAAAGTAACAAGTAGACTTTACGGTCAATCTGGCTCGCGCGGGCCGCCCCATTCTGTGAGGGCGGGCCCTTGCTCGCTCTCTCAACTGATGGAGAACGAGCATGACTGCTAGCTTCTATACAATCTCGTTTACTTGTGGCGAATGTCACGAGACGACTACCTCTACGATCCCGGCTGACCAGTGGGAGTTGTACCAGCCGGAGTATTTTTGTCCGAACTGCCGGAAGCATCTGACACGGGGTCAGTACGTCCAGAACTTCCATGGACGTGCGAAGCGTCAGAGCTACTAGGAGAAAGAGCGGCGCCAGGCGCAAGCGCGCTTGGCGCCGCAGTTGCGCCGGCGGCAGCTGATGGGCCTACCGTAGGAGCCGGCGGTTCAAACACCTTTTCATATTCTGTCTGTTTGTCAAAAAATTCATCATCATCACAAACAAAGTCGTCCGCCTCTTCAAAGGTCTCAAAGCCTTCGGCCTCTTGTGCTTGCCGATGCCGCTCGTCCGCGACGATCGAGCGCACCATGGCGTAAACATCAGGCGGCGGGACATAACCGACTGGTGGTGCCATAGGCACCGGGTCGGGATACTCCTTGCCATCAAAGCCTATAGCAGAAGAAATCTGAACTCCGTCCTCATCATGTCGAGCAGGAATAAGAAATTCCTCAACGTGCCGGGAAACCGGCACGCCGATCAACGGAGCCTCTTCCTCAATACGTACTCGACGTGCCTTCACGAGCGACTAGCCTCCGAGCCTGAATGGAGTGGTTGCAACAAACGTACAGATTATCATTCGACGTATCCGCGAAAATTCGCGTAGACGGCGTGCATGTCACGAACGTGGAATTAAGAGACGGCGGCGAACCAAAGTCGCGCGAGAGATGCCACGTGTTGAGTGTCGTTCTAAACAAGCCAGCAATAGAGCTTTCCTTACGGCGGTATTCATCGTAGCGGTCCTGATAGCCAAAGACCGTTTGCGCGTTGTTCGAATTGTCCGCTTCAAGCGCATTGATGCCTTGCTGACCGATATGTTGCAGCTCCCTTTGCCAGTAGTCCTCACGCGATTGAGCTAACCCTGACGCAACTGTACTTCTTAGCCAAGGACGCTCCACGCGATTGGTGTACATAGTCTTGGGACGCACGGACATCAAACACATCACAATGCCGTGCTCTTCAAAGAACCGACGAAACATTCTCGTCCTGGCGCCGGTTATTCCGTGGCCAAACATAGTGCCAACGCCTGACGCGGTACCGGACGTAGTAACGCCAGTCTGTAACACCTCTGAAAATTGAATTGTGTTCTTTCCGCCTCCAAGATACTCGGGGCGCTGAAGTCTGGCATCTGACGATCTGACACCGAGATAGCGCAAGTATTCAACGTACCGAGAGCCGTAACGAGCGCGAGCCTCCTGAAAGCGTTGGACTGCGAAAGCATGACGCACCGTGTTGATATCAACTGCAGTAGCCGAGGCTAGGTTTGCTGTAAGACCTGTACCATCGTAGCTAAGCGCTGTAGCGCCGGATCCAACAAGCTGTCCTCCCGATCCGCCAATTCCAACAGAAGCAACCGTAGTAGCGGGAGTGTTTGTTCCCGTGTTGTACCAGACACCGGCTGTAGCATTTGACGTTCTCTGGATTGGAGCCGAAGTACCGAGCGGCAGAGTGACCGTCGCGCCTTTGTAGGCCCACGGCCTCGAGCTCGTCAGGTAGTCCTTTTCCCAGCAGATATTGTTGAGCGAAGTCCCAGTAGTGGTGTCCTGACCGTCACCGGTAGAAACCGTAATAGCAGTCTGCAAATCCTCGTCCCGATAATATTCGTTGAAAATATTGTTGTAGGCACGGAAAGGGAGCGCATTGACGAAAAGCCCGCCAGCATTGCCGGAAGTGGTCGTAGGGATGCCTAAGTAATCCGGTAGGGTGCTTACGAGCGGCGCTGATGCGAAATTCATGTAAGGGTGGCTAGTTGAGTCAGTCCCTAACGGCCCGCCAGTTATAAAGTTCGGCCAGTTGGCCCAGATGATCCGGTTAGGCACGAAGAACCAATGGAAGCGCACCGAGATCGGATGCATCGCGGGAGTAACCAACGGGGCCGCGCGCACTAGTGCCGAAGTGGAAGCCTGAATGGTGTCGCCGGGAAGGGCCTCAAACCAAGTGACCGGGACAAGCTGACCCATCTTGCAGGTGAGCAACTTGAAATGTG